CCATAGTGGTTGCAATATATATTATATGGGATATATATCAATACAGAAATATGATAGACGGAAAGACCTTTAGACATGGTTTAGACAAGTTTTTTAAATCACCTGTAAGTCAAGCGGCACGTGTTCAAATAGAATTACCTAACGGAGAATTTTATGACATCACTGGTGCGAAACTTCTTGAAAATAAAATATTTGGGAGTAAAGAGACTCACCGATTAGTTTTAACTTGCAAAAAACCAACAGAAAAAATGGGCATGCCCGTAAAAATTCTGTAAATTCTTTGGACCGAATTATGGCTCAGAAAAAAGTTATTTCTGAACGTAACTTGTGGAAAAAACTAAAGAATGAAACACCTAAAATCTCTTGGATTAGACTGGAAAACTGGGCTTTACTTGGCACTCCTGATTTACTGGGGTATGCTCCTTCTGGCCACTTTTTTACAGTAGAATTAAAATCAATTAAATCCCTAAAAATCCAAATATCTGCACATCAGATATCGTTTCACGTGAAACACCCTAACAATACATTTATTCTTGTTGCTTGTGCCCCGGATAAGGGGAAGGTCCGCTTGTACCCTGGTTCACAGATCCTGGAGCTTGTGACTTCTGGCTTGAGGCTTGAGCCTTTGGCTCAGGGTTGGGAGCTTGTGCGCTTGAAGCTTGAGCGCTTGTGAGCTTGCGCCCCTGCTTCCTGAGTTCAGCATAATATTTTGGATGTTTCCAAGTAAACATTCCTAGTGTTTACCATAAGCCACGTCCTGGGTCGACCGGTCCCAACATGCCCGGCAATCTTTGCATTCGTTCGACTGGGTCGGGGCTGGACATGTCCGAGCTTCCGGGCTCGTAACTACTGACGATGTCCAGGGCCACGCCTTGGGCGCTGGTCCATCAACTTTAGATCCTGACAGCCTGATAATTAAATTATCTGGAACTGTTGCCGGATCCGCTGGCAGGTATTGCCGCTCCTGAGTTGGCAGCCAGTGCCTGGTCCCAGGTGTTGACCTGCAAACCTTAAAAATATTTTCTAAATGCTTGTGGCTCTGGATGTCTCCGCTGTCGTGCCATCTGAACCAGGGCTGGCCCTTGATCAGTGTTACCATCGCGGTGACCCATCGCGGGTCCTCCAGGGCCTTCAGTCTACGCTCGAGCGCTGCCCTGACGTTGCTGAACCTGTAGCGGCCCTTCATTGCATAGCATCCGAAGCACGGAGTGCCTTCAATTTTTCTGAGCTTGGCGCCAGTCTGGCAATGCCAGGCCGGCAGGTTGTAAGCTGGTCCGGGCATCTTCGACGGCTTCGACAATCCGCCAGTTATTTTTCTTGCTTCTTTTTTTAACATAATTCCTACTTTCTAAATCCTATAATATCCCATGCTTGAGGGCTTGTCAAGCTTGAGAGCTTGCGCCCCAGCTGCACGCCTACCACCTAACCGCCGTCAGGCTTGAGCTAATGAGCTGGAACAATCCCAGGACCCGGCCCAACCCTTAAACACGATGATCAGTCGCTGACGATTGGTCCAGGTTCCAGCTGGTGAAGCTCTGACAAGTTTCATGGCCGGAAGAGCTACAGACGAGGCCCAGCAGACACTGAAGCCTGCCTGGTTCTTATATCCCAGTTAATCCCAGAGCTCAAGAAATAAATTAAACTTATACACAAATAATTTTCTTGACAGCTTGCGGCTTGTAAATTATGGGCGGGCCCACCCGCTTGAGATCTTATAGACTATGGGCGGGCCCACCCAAAAAAAAGAAAAAATTTCAACCTCAAATTGTATGCTCGTAATACAATTTGAGGTTGTTCTTCAAGGACAGACTTAAAGAATAGGTTGATCTTGAGTTTGAAATTCCTCTCTAGTAATTGTGATTTCTGCACCACTTATCATGTTGCGCCAACAATACGTGTTTTCATAGCTACCACTTACATAAGTATAGCCTCTATTTTTTCGCCACGCATTTTCTTCAGTTAGTTTATATGGCTCATGTATTCTGCCAGATACTTGGTCTATGGCTCTATCCATGAAATCCCTAGACCAATCATCATAACAATTCAATGAGCAAAAATTTCCACCACCATAGTAGAATTCTGATCTTCTTCTTGTTTGATTGGTCTTATGTCCCTTTACACCTCGTTTTCTGTCCTTTGTATCATAAGTATGACACTTATGACTTTGGCAATATTTCATCTTTCTGTCCTTTCTGTTATGCAACTTGCAGTTGCGTTTTTATACTGCCAACTGCAAGTTAGCTTTAATTGATATTAAAGTTTTTATAAATTAATATAATATCTTATATAATCCCTTGACTTTTAAAGTCAATAGACTAAATTAAATTTTTTATAAATAAACAATTAAACAAGAAAGAGGACACATGAGAATAAGATTAAATTCGGAGTATCGTACCAAGATCGCAAATCGTATGAGAGTGCACTTGGAACAAGAAGATACACAAGAAAAAAGAAAGTATGATGAACTAAAAGCCGAACAAGTTGATATCAATGACGAGGCATGGTCGGTTGCTGAGGGAATTGTTCGTAGGCATTACACACCAGAAGATGTTGAGAAAGCATATTATCTTCAAAACAAGTTTGAAAATGTTTCAACTATTGCAAAAGATAGTTGTTTCCATTTTGGATATAATGGACAAGTTGAAAGACGTGATGAACAAGACCAACCATATATGGAAGATAAGTTTATTGAAAAACATTTTGATTTTAAATTAGATGGCTCAATAGATGTTGATAATAATAATTCATATAATCACGATCATAATTATGCTTATGCTTTATTTAGAGATGAACTTAAAGCACAAGAAGATTGCAACCCAGATATTTTGATTGAGCAAGAGGGTAAAGACAACAATCCTCACTTAACAAAATTTAAAGATAACAATGACAAGTATCTTGGGTTGAGTGGTCGTAATAATGAGGTCAAGTATGGCCGAGAGTGGAATGATAAATACAAACTTGATTTGATTGGACGTGATTATTGTAGGGATAGATCAATTAATTGTACCGAACAAGAATATTTATTTTTAATTTCTTGGAAACAAGCTAAGGGACAATTTGTAATTGCTCATACCAAATGGATTAATTCCATTTTAGATCAGATGAAAGAAATTAAAGTTGGTCTAAAGGGTTATAAATATTTAGACGAGGCAGTTGAATTATGTACTGAACTTGGTCTAAAGATTAGCGACGCCGAAATAATAAGAACTAATAGTACAGGACTTGTTATTTACAATCCGAAAAATCTAGCTGAAAGAATAAAAGGCATGAAGAATAAAGAAAAGACTAGAGAACAAAAGATCGCTGAACGTGTTGCATATATGACACAATCCGAAACTAATTCAGATAATCTGAATTAACTTGTTGCAATAATATGGGATTAATATAAATTAATCCCATATACAAAAAGTATATAGAAAGAGAAAAACAATGATAAAAGACAAACCATTCACAATCACTTATTTTTCTGCGAGTGATAAAAAGCATATTACAAGAAATGCTTTGTGGACAGACCAATCAAAATATTGGGTGTCAAAGGCCGGAAGATTATTAATGACTTATTTTGATGTTGACCAAGATGGATATAGAACAGCGTCAGATAGTTGGAAAATAAAACTGTAAATGAAAGGACACATGACAAAAGAACAATCTAAATTTTTAGTTATTGAAAGACTAAAGTACACTAACATTCCAGATAGTTGGACTATTAAGTTTTCAAGTGTAAGCGAAGATATTGCGTTTGAAAAATTGGTAGCATTGAGAACTCTCAATGATGATAAAGATAGAATTTATTACATTGTTAATATGGATTATCTTTGGACAAAAGATAATGAGGATAGTACTAGATCAGATGAGCCTCTAGTATTAACTGATGAAATAGATGAGGACAAACAACAAGAGTTGTTTTAATCTTTCTACTTGGTAGGGGTGAGGCTAATCCCTACCAAGTACACATGGGAATCCCAGAGTATCCCATGCAAAAACTGCATAGCTACAACCATGCAAAACTTGCATAGTGTATCTCAATAGAGGTACCACTACATATAGTTTTTTTCGCTTGAAAATTTGGGCGGGCCCACCCTAAAACCAAACAAGGGGTCCCAAGTCTAGTATATATTGTAAGATTTAGACGATTAAGGTATACTTTTGAAAACGCATTTATAAATATGAGTTCTGAAAAAAATATTATAAAAATTTCTGAAGACGACTTAAAAAAACATTTAACAGAAGATGAACTTGCTGATTACTTAGAAAGCCAAGAAGCTATCAAATTAGAAGAAGTAACTCCTGAAATTAAAAATGATTTTTTAAGTTTTGTAAAATTTGTGTGGCCTGAATTTATTCAAGGTTCTCATCACAAAAAAATTAATAAAAAATTTAATGATCTCGCTGAAGGGAAAATTAAACGTCTGATCATAAACATGCCGCCAAGACACACCAAGTCGGAGTTTGCCTCATACTTACTCCCGGCATGGATGATCGGTAAGAATCCAAAATTAAAAATAATTCAAGCAACGCACACAGCAGATCTTGCTGTAGACTTTGGACGTAAGACTAAAAACTTGGTTGATGATTCAAACTATCAACAGGTGTTTGACACAAGACTCATGGAAGATTCTCAAGCCGCTGGTAAGTGGAAAACAGAACAAGGCGGTGAATACTTTGCAGCCGGTGTTGGTGGAGCGATCACAGGTCGTGGTGCCGATCTACTAATCATTGATGATCCACACAAAGAACAAGATATTAAAAAAGACAGTAAGTCTTTTGACAAAGCGTGGAACTGGTATACGTCAGGACCTAGACAGCGTTTGCAGCCAGGCGGCCGTATCGTAGTTGTTATGACACGTTGGTCTACAAAAGATATTACAGGACAATTACTCAAGGCTCAGGGAGAAGAGAACTCTGATCAGTGGGAGGTTGTAGAACTACCAGCTATCTTACCGAATGGAAATCCTGTTTGGCCAGAATATTGGAGCGTAAAAGAATTAGAGAAAACCAAAGCATCTATACCTGTATCAAACTGGAATGCTCAATACATGCAGCAACCAACAGCTGAAGAAGGTGCAATTATCAAAAGAGACTGGTGGAAAAATTGGGAACATGAATATCCACCACCAATAACATTTAAAATACAGTCCTACGACACAGCGTTTTTAAAAAAAGAAACAGCTGACTTTAGTGCAATTACAACGTGGGGAGTCTTTGTAGATGACGATATGGGACACAATATAATACTATTAGACGCTTTTAAAGACAGGTATGAATTCCCCGAGCTTAGGAGAATGGCCCATCAAGAATATCTATATTGGCGTCCTGACATAGTTTTGATTGAGGCTAAGGCTTCTGGAACCCCACTAACCCACGAATTAAGAAAAATGGGAATCCCAGTTGGGAACTTTACACCGAGCAAAGGAAATGATAAACATGCTAGAGTAAATTCAGTTTCGCCTTTTTTTGAGGCCGGTAAAGTATGGGCTCCAATGCACGAGCATTTTGCCCAGGAGGTTGTCGAGGAATGTGCTGCGTTTCCGTTTGGTGATCACGATGACTACGTTGACTCCATGACTCAAGCGCTTATGAGATTTAGACAAGGTGGATTAATAACTCACCCTGAAGATGAAAAAGACGAACCTGTAGAAAAAAGGAACATAGAATATTATGGCGAGTAAACCGTTAATAGATACAGCAATAAAACTGTACCAGAACCTAGGTGGCAATTTAAGCAAAATCCTTGGTACCCGGTCCAATGTTAATTTTTTAGGTAAAGGTAAAGGTACAGAACCAGCAATTGACATGGATATAAACATTGAAGCTTTTGGTGCTATCCCACAATCAAGAGTCGTCTCTGAGTTTGAAAGTGCTATGGGTTATTTAACATCTAATAAATTAGATGACATACAAGCAAGCAGGTTAATTCAAAATTTAGAAAAAGCAAACGAGTTTTATTTTCCACCTGCAGCTCCAGCAAACATCACGGACATGGGAACAGGGACCAGGGGCCTAACAGCTGAAGGTCTAGAGTCTTTAAGAGCTATGGCAGATGATCTGCCTCCTCCAGGTTCGCGTGGTGGTGCTGATGATATTGCAGCTCCTATAAGTGGTGCAGGTTTAGAAGCAGTTAAAGATGTTAAGAACGTAGATTTAATTAGTGAGGACTTAATCAAAAAAGTTTATGACACAGCAGGTGTTTCAGCAAATGCAAAACCAGCAGCGCGTGGTAACGCTAGAGATTTTTTAAATACAATTAAAGATGTAGAAGATCCAACAAATCCAGGTGGTCCAACACTATCATCAATTATGGAAACAGATGATTTTAAATTCATGACCGAAGGTGGCGGTGGAGTTATGGGTGATCCATTATTACTGGTACAAAAATATTTTGGCCCAAGAGTTTCATCTGTTGTTGCAAATTTAAATGGTCGAGAAGAAATAGAATTGTTTGCAAAACAATTAGTTAAAGTCAAAGATTCAAGAGGTAATACAATAACTGATAGAAACTTTGATCCAACATCTGTTGATCCATCTGATTTTGAATTTGCAGAAGGTGGTCGTGTAGGTCTTAGAAGTGGTAAACTTGTTGGTAAAGCTTTAGGTATGTTTAAAAAACAACAAGCCTTAGAAAAAGGTTTAGGTAGAGGATATGCAGATATGCGTAAGTACGGTATCGAGGGAGAAGATATAACAAACATGTTTAAAGAAATTTCTATGGACCCAACTTTAGTGGGTAAAGAAAAAACAGAATACTTTAAAGTATTAAACCAAGCCTTAAAAAATCCTGAAAAGTTTCCAGACACAATCAAAGAAATACAAATGAAGTTAGGTATAGATGTAGGAGTTGGGTTTAAAAGCGGTGGGCTAGCTAAGATCCTGGAGCTGTAATGAGCAAACCCTATAAGTTTGTAAAAGGCGAACCTTTTATTAAATATAACGGAACAAGCTATCTTGTTACTAGAAGTGTAATGAGAGATGGAAAAACAACTCAACAATACCAGGGTAAAATAAAAACTTTAGCAGAAGCAAAAAAAGTTAGAGCTACGTTTATAAAAGAAGTACCTGTTCAAACCGTAGCAGAAAGTAATATTAAAAGAAGAGGAGCAACAAAAATTGATATTAAAGAATTAAACAAATCTGCTAGATTTTTTTATAAAAGAGGAGAGGTTAGTTCACCTTATTATAGTGAGTTACCTGTAGGAGCAGAGAGAAAAAAAATATACGATAACGTTCGAAAAGGCGCTACTCCAGGAAAATTTAGTAAAGAAACTATATATACTCCACTTAAAAAATCCCAACAAAATAAAATTTTAAAATTTTTTCCTGACGCAGATTTTGATACATATAAATTTGGTTTTAACCCTAAACAAGACACACAAAATTATAATGCAGTATCCGAATTTGCTAAAAGAGGATACAAACCCGCATACTACAATGTTCCAGATCTTCCTAAAAAAACACAAAATTTAATTATTGAGGCTTTTGGAAAACAAGCAGAAGAAGCGGGAACACCTTTAAGTTTTGGAAAAGGTAGAAAATTTGGAGTTACAGCTGGAGAAAATAATTTTTTAAGACAACGAATTGCTAACTTTATACAAAACACCGGCAAGACTTATCCTTACGCTTTTAGTTTTGCTGATTATCCACAAAACTGGATTATTCAACAAATGGAGAGAGCATCAAAAAATAATCCAAACTATGATGTTATAAAAAATACAGATGGTAAAATAATTGGAGCTATAGAAGATGGTGTTGAATATTATCACGCTGCTTCAAAAATTGGTAATACAATAACCAACCACCCCGAGGCAGGGAAAATATCTAAGATAGTGGATGTCGCTAAAAAAGCAAAATCCTCTGTTCCTGTTTCTTTATCTAAAATGTTACCAAAAGGATTTGATACAAACTTAATACAAGGTAATCAAGGTTACTCTGATTTATTGAGATGGTTAGATAATTCTGAAGGACGAAGGGTTGTTCAAAACGCAATTCAACTTCATCACGCTGGAAAAGGTGCAGTTACAGGATCACCCGCATTAGCTAAAGATATCCAATTATTAACATTCAATGATAATTTAAGAGCAGAATCTATTAGAACGCAAATTTTAAAAAATGATTTATCTGGTGTCCAAGAATTAAAAGATAAAGGTATTAGATTAAATGTTGGAGGAAAAGAATACGGAGCAGGTTTTGAAACACCTGAAGCTGGATTAAAAAGAATTGAAAAACAAGCAGGCATGCAGTTAACTGAAAAATTAAAAGTAGATCCAAAGCTTTCTAGTCTCGAAGGATTTTTAAAACAAAAACCGATAGGAGCAGTTGGAACCTTACTTGAATCTGTAGCTAGTTTAAAACCAGGAACGAAAGCTTATAAAACAATTTGTACTATAGCTAAATTTGAAGGAGGGTCTGTTGACGAATGTGTTAACAGAGTTGCTCAAGAGCCAGAAAAATTTGCAAACAAATTTAAAAATTTAACCGCAGATAGCGGACCTCTTGCAAAAATAAAAAACGCAGCATTAGGATTTTTAAAGAGCCCTGGTGTTAGAAGCTTTGGAAAATTTGGTGTATTAGGAGCTGGAGTAGGAATTGTAAAACAATACATGAATGACGACGTTTCAACTTATTTATCTGACGAAGGTCAACAAAAAAATATGTTAAAGTCCATGTTGCTTGATCCAATATCCCCAGACAACTTACTTGAAGAATCAAAAACAAGACCAGCAATATTAGATTATCAACTTCCAGTATTAGCTGCTGAAGCAGCTGTAGGTACGGCAGCCGTAGCTCCATCAACAATTAAAGCGGCGAGATCAACAGCGTTAGGTTCACCGAAATCTGGAATTACAAAAACAACATTAAAGACTTTAGGAAGAGGTTTAGGAGCACTTGGAACACCAGCAGGATTATTACCGATTGAAGCTATGAACATAGGATCACAAATAGCTGAAGGGGATTCTGTTGCAGATATAGCAAGTGATCCATTAAATTATTTAGGTGCTGCATTTGTTGGACCTGTTTCTGATTTTGCCACAAAAGGTTTGAGTCCTAGAATGTCTAGCTTAATGAGACTAGGTATAAGTCCTGGTGCACTAAGAGCAGTATCTAGTAGGTTTGGTTTACCAGGCCTAGCAATATCCGGAGGACTATCCTTGTACGATTATTTAAATAAAAAAGATGATTAAACGACTAACTAGGACTATACCGCCTTTACGAGGACCTAACCCACAGGGGTTGAATGTTCCTTTAAAACAGCCTATAGTGGTCCAGAACTCGGAGAAAAATAATGTCAGAAATAGACAAGTCTCTACCGAACGTAGAGCAAGAAATAAAATTACCTAGCGAAGAAGAGATTGTAGAAGCATCTCAGGAAAACGTAGAAGAACAAGTTGGACCAGATGATGTTCAAGTTACGACTGAAGAAGATGGAAGTGCTACAATTACATTTGATCCTGAAGCTATTAACCAACCAGGAACAAACGAACACTTTGACAATTTAGCAGATTTATTACCTGAAGATGTTTTAGGTAAATTATCTTCTGAACTTTATGAAGATTACATGATGTATAAATCTTCAAGAAAAGATTGGGAAGACAGTTATACAAAAGGTTTAGATCTTTTAGGATTTAAATACGAAAACAGAACACAACCGTTTCAAAATGCAAGTGGTGCAACTCACCCTGTTTTAGCAGAAGCGGTAACACAGTTTCAAGCACAAGCTTACAAAGAATTACTGCCGGCGAATGGTCCTGTTCACACACAGACCATGGGAAAACCCACACCACAAAAAGACGATCAGTCGGTTAGAGTAAAAGATTTCATGAACTATCAACTCATGAATGTGATGAAAGAGTATGAGCCCGAGTTCGATCAAATGCTTTTTTATCTCCCTCTTAGTGGCTCTGCTTTTAAGAAAGTTTATTACGATGAACTTCTTGGCAGAGCCGTTTCCAAATTTGTACAATCAGATGACTTGGTTGTACCGTACACGGCTACATCTATTGACGATGCAACTGCAGTTGTGCACGTTTTAAAAATGTCAGAAAATGATTTAAGAAAAAAACAAGTATCTGGTTTTTATAGAGACGTAGAAATAAATCCTGGTTACTCACAAGAAACTGAAGTAGAGAAAAAAGAAAGAGAACTAGAAGGCGTTAAGAGAACAAGAGACGAAGATGTATTTACAATTTTAGAAATACACACTGCACTTGATCTTGAAGGCTTTGAAGACAAAGATGAAGAACAAAATCCAACGGGAATAAAACTTCCGTATATTGTAACGATCGATGCTGGTAGCAAAGAAGTTCTATCTATTAGAAGAAACTATGAAGCAGATGATCCACAAAAAAATAAAATAGAATATTTCGTTCACTTTAAATTTTTACCCGGAATGGGTTTTTATGGTTTTGGTTTAATCCACATGATTGGTGGTTTATCTAGAACTGCAACGAACGCACTAAGACAATTAATAGATGCAGGAACTTTTTCAAATATGCCTGCAGGATTTAAGCAACGAGGAATTCGTGTAAGAGACGAAGCAAATTCAATTCAACCCGGAGAGTTTAGAGACGTAGATACACCTGGCGGAAACATCAGAGATGCATTTATGCCTTTACCTTTTAAAGAACCATCACAAACATTATTACAACTTATGGGAATTGTGGTTCAGGGTGCACAGAGATTTGCCGCCATAGCTGACATGCAGGTCGGTGACGGCAACCAACAAGCAGCTGTTGGAACGACCATAGCTCTCTTAGAACGTGGTTCCAGAGTCATGTCAGCCATACATAAAAGATTGTATGT